GGAGCTGACCGATTGGCTCGGGCTCACAAGCTACGCAGCAGAGGAGAACGCACGCAAGATGGAGAAAGCCAACGAGAAGGCATTCAAGTCATCTGAGAAGCGAGTGGCTGCCATCTCTGACTCATACGATATCGAGATTGCCAAAGCCAAGGCAGCTGGTAAGGATACCACGCAGCTCGAGCTCGACAAATCCAAAGCTGTAAGTGATGCAGCCAAGAAAAGGTTGACAGATGCTCGCAGTGAGTATGCCAATCTCAAGGGCTTGTCAGACAAGGACAGCATCGAAAGACGTAAGGCACTACGCAAGCGCATCGAGGAGGAGAATAAGCTCATCAAGGATGGCTCCAAAGAGCGTCAGATGATTCAGATTGCTGATGATGCAGAGCAAAAAGCCAAGGATGACAAGGCAGCTGAGGAGGCAAAAGCTAAAAGAGAAGAGGCAGCCAAGAAATACAAGGAAGGGAAGGCAGCGATTCAGGCAGAAATAAACGCAGCCAACAAATTGGTCCTTGATTCCAACAAGACTCAAGAGCAAAAAGAGATTGATGACGTCAAAGCCAAGTATGCCAAGCTGATTGCAGAGGCGAAAAAATACAAGCAAGATGTTAGTGCTCTGACCGCTGCTCAAGATTTAGAAATCAACAACATCCGCAAAGAAGGTGCAAATGAGTTCGTAAAACTTGAGACAAAAAAGGCAAGCGATGTATCACAATTATTGGTTGATAGTCGCACCAAATCACTTCAGATTCAAGGTGAGGGCAACATGAAAGCCTTCGAGGACCAGAAAACAGCTGATGATAAAGCAATCGCAGCAGCGGCAGCAGTCGAGGAGCAGAAGCGAGCGATTCAACTGCAAGGTCTTGAGGTCGCTGCTCAAGGTGTGAAATTAATTGCGAGCCTATTCGAGAAGTCGAAAGGTGTTCAGAAGGCATCTGTCATCGCTGAGTCAGCCATTGGTATCGCCAAGATGATAATATCAAATAAAGTGGCGAATGCCGGTGCGCTTGCAAAATACTCTACCATCCCAGGTGGTGCAGCATTGGCAGCAATAGAAATAAAACTGAACAACGTCAGTACAGGCATCGGTGTTGCAGCTAACGTCGCAGCCACAGCCAAAGCACTCCAAGCATTAGGTGGTGGTGCTGCTCCAGCTCCCCCATCAGTTGGTGGTGGTGGTGGTGGTGGTGGTGGAACAAACTCAGCCGTACCAGCATTCGTACCTGGTAACCTATTCGGTCAAGGCAATGCAGCCAACAACGTTGGTGCTCCGAATGGCATGGATGGAAGTCAGAACTTCACCGTCACCGCTGTGGTCAGTGAGACCGAGATGACAGCCACACAAAATAAGGTCAACAAAATCATGAAAAACTCAGTACTATGATAAGCTATCAAGCACTCATCAACGAAATCATCGCATTCTACAACGCACACCTTCAGGTGAAGAAGGTTGGCTCTGACTTCAAAGAGCAGCTTTTCAACTTCGCCACTAAGGATGAGAAATATCCCATCGTGTACATCGTGCCAATCGATGCCATCCCAACTGAGAATACAAATGATTTCAGCCTTGAGATTTATTGCTTCGACATCATCCAAAAAGACCGTGCAAACATCAACGTCATCTTGAGTGACTGCCATCAGATTCTCATGGACTTGTATCTCAACTACACTTTCAATGACAATGATCGTGATTTTGATGTGGTCGGCTTCCCAGCTTTGGTGCCGCTCAACAATGACCTACTCGATTACGCTGCTGGGTGGTTGATGACCATAACATTCACCATGGATTCCTGGACTGATTGCCAGATTCCTAAACAAATTGGTGACTGATTGCAATATAAGTAATGGGACGTTACAAAAACACTGGCGAATACAACTTTAAATATCCTATCAGAAGGAGGATGGCTAACACACTCAAGAAAGTCATCAAGGATGAAGCACTCATCGACACATATACGCTGTATGATTCTGTGCGCATCAATGCAAAGGTGAGCACTGAGGGCAACATTCGTGTCGAGATTCTCGCTGCTTACTATTTTGGGTATCTTAACAACGGCACCGCAACCATAGCACCGTTCCATTTGGTCAAGAAATTCAATCAAGCAATGGAGATGAATGGATTGATAGCTGAAATGTATGGAATGTATGTGGCTGACTTGGCGCAGAGATTCCCGATTCTTGAGCTCGGTAGCTTACTGCGTAAAAGACCCAAGGTCATCTATGACTTCAGACCGTTATTCGGAGACTTCAACTACGCACTCGACTACTAAATCTCGAGCTCTTTTCTCATCGCCAAGAAATTAAACACAAGCACGAGCTTCATGTTTATCACTTGGTCGTATTTGGTGAGGTCACCATTGCACATGGACCAGATAAGCTGCTCCCATCCCCACTTCTGAGATGATTTCTCACGCTCCGCTTCCTTCTTTTCTTCAGGGTCAGTGATATCATTGAGGTCCTCACTCACTTGCTCACCCATTAGGTTCTTGTGGCTGCTGATGAAGTTATCTCTGAACTTAATATACTCCGTAAGCACCCCATACATTTTGGTGATTGGTTGGTCCAGGAAGTAGTGCACCCGACTCGAGGTCTTGAAATCAGTTGATTCCCACTTTGCAACCACATTGTCCTCGACTATTTCGGGGATGCGATACAGCAGAGCGCAGATGTTTGGCAGATACTGAAGGTAGTCAGTGGTGAAGTAGTGCTCCAGGTCGATGAACTCACCGAGAGTGAGGTCAGTCATTGGCTTCAGATAGAACTTGCCTATCCTATCAGTATACAATTTGCTTGGCTCAGTGTATAGCCACTGAAGGTCCTTGAAGATTTCAGCTACCTCTGCGATGTCGAGGTCATCGAAGTCTTCAGGGAGCGAGTCTGTGAGTGCGCAGATGATGTCAATGTTGTGGTTGAATACACCATCCTCACCCTTCAGCTGTCGAAGCTCAATGAACTGCTCAAGACTGACTTGATTCCACCTCTGGGGCAGTGTTGGTCTGGGCATACTCAGCGATTTTGTCAGTCACAAATACAATGTATGGCACACACAACTCAGCCTTCTGAGTGCGGAATAACTTTGCTTTGTGCTTGAGGTGCGCATCGGTGAAGTGCTCAGTGTTGGATAGGTCAGTGCGCTTGAACATGATCGCCATGATATCACTCAGGTAGTGATTCGGCTTGGTGTTGACAATCTTCTCGATGAGCTTGGTCTCCTTGACTGACAGCTTGAGCTGCGCCTCATAGGTGTATCCATCCACCTCGATGCTTGTCACTGCTTCACTTGGTGTGAATGAGTTGAGGTTGAATTCTTTGATGAGCTCCACAAACTTGCTGAATGGGTAGTCATCCCATTGCTCTTCTTTGATGCCAAGATATTTGAACATCTCAACATATCTCTCGATGTTGTCAAACTCTTGGTTGTTTAAAATTTGGCTGATTTTTTCGAACTGCTCAATCGTGAGCTCATTCATTTTGTTAGGAATCTCCTGGTCAAATACTTGTATCATAATATCAATTTATGAACAAAGATACAAAATTTGCAATATAAGCATGACCAAAGATATTCCTATTTACAAAATCACAATCGAAGATGAGTTTGCCGATGGCGAAAACTTAGGCATCGAAATGATTGCGTTCACCAAGTTGCCAGCAATCAAGGTCAAAGGGATGGCATTCAGCGCAGATAAAAAAATGATTTTCGCTGACGATCTAAAGTATCGAATCACTGCACCGGCAATGATACCGATGGACATCTATCGCAACAACAAAGAAGATGGCGAGTATTATGTGCAGTTCACCGCTGAGGTCATCGAGCAGATTCACACCAAGTTCATGGCTGACCTCAAAAATCGTGACATCTTCAACCTGGAGCATGACACTGATAAGAAGGTACCAGCCTACATCCTCGAAACATGGATTGTGGACAACCCAACCCAAGACAAAGCATTCAGCACATTTGGCATTGAGGTACCGAAAGGCACTCTCATGTTGACTGTTCAGGTGACTGACCCAGAGTACTACAACAAATTGGTTGAAGATGGTCAAGTTGGATTCTCCATCGAGGGCTTTCTTGGTCTTAAATTATCGGAACAAATTAAACTAAATAACATGAACAAGTTACCAGATGGAGAATATCTTGTTGAGGACAAAATCTATGTCGTGAAAGGCGGCGAGGTTATTGAAATCAAAGAGATGGAAAAAGAAGAAACCGCTGAAGTGGTTGAAGAAGAGATGGCAGCTGAGCCAGTAGCGTTGGAAGACACCACAGTCGAGGAGACAGTGACTGAAGATTCAACCATCACTGATGAAGAAATGGCTATCGACCCGACAGCAGATGCAGAAGCGATTCTTGCAATCGTCTTGCCAGTGATTGAGGAACGTGAGAAGGCATTGATTGCCATGCTTGCAGACCTTCGCAATCAGATGGAAGAGATGTATGGCGAAAAAGAAGTTGAAGTTGAGGCTACCGACAACAAACAAAAAATGTCGATGCAAGACAAATTCAGCGCAGTTAGTAAATTTTTAAACCTAAATAACCAATAAAAAACAAACCAAAATGAGCAGAAAATTAAGATTCGACTTGGACATTGACGCATCAGCGTTATTGCAAGCAAACAGCGAGGCATTCTATTCTCGTGCGTATTTGAATGAGGAAGTAGTTGACAACTACCGCACACTTCCTGGTGTCAAGTACAAGACAAAAATTTCAACCGTAACATTCGGTCAGGTCCTACAAGCAGAGAACTGTGGCTGGAATGCGAGCACTGATGACCTCTCATCTGTTGAAATCGATGTATGTGGATTGTCAGCAATGGCTGAAATCTGCCAATTCAATTTGGAGCAATCATTCGTATCTCTTCAAATGACAAAAGGTTCAA